CGCAATTTTGAAACCGCCAACACCGTCTGACGAAGCAGCTCCTAAGCGATAAATCTCTATCGCCTCTGTTAAGAAGTAGTCCACTTTAATAAACCTCGTCTACAAGAAAAGAGTTGATAATTGAACTCCTCTTCTTCTCTGATAGTCCAGCATAGCTTACCGAGTAATCACCCAAGCTTTGGGCAGAAACGTCTTTTAATGCTGAAATCTCATTTTTTATGTCATTCGCAATTACAACCTCTAAACCAATCGGGATTACATAGTAGCCCGCAACTGTTTCAGTGTCTTCTTCAATTACGGGCTCGACATATTTGAAGGCACTGTTTGTCTCTTTTTCTATTGAATTAATTATTATCGGTAGCAGAACTTTAATCTGATTGTCATATGTCGTTGCTGTTATTCCCAAGATTGCTTTAACGTCTGAATATAGCATAGTTTTTACCTTTTTGTTAGTTTTACGTTAAATACTTTATCGTCATTACTTTTATCTATCTTGATGTCTTTCACCCCGCTATAAGTTCCAGTTTCAACAGAGTAAGAAAAATCGACTTCAGGTAAACCACGAAACACACATACGCCGAGCTTGTCGGTTACCTGACCGGCAGATTTTCCGTCATAGTTAATAAAAACACAAGCTGAGTTAATCGGTTCGTCTGCGAGATTACCTGTTACCAGAAAAGCTATAATCTGCTTTTTTGAAGTCAGCTCATCTATCCTTTTTGTAATATATGCCAAACTTTTTTTTATCTCTTTCACCTGGACTCCTTAGCTGAAAAGAGAGGTCTATAAACGACCTCTCCCCATACTCTTTTTATCAGCCTGTTGCTACTAATTTTACCAATACGTTCAAATCAACTCCAGCGACAACAGTGAAAGCGTTGTCCGTTTGTATTGTATATCCCGGGTTTTCAATTGTCATTGTATGCCCTACTCCAGCAGGTACATTTCTAAACGTTGCTCCACCACTTGCTACAGTTTCTGTGTTCATTCCACCAATCGTTACCATTGCCCCGTCTATTGCTGTTCCGTCTGCACTGTCTACGACCATTACACTAACGACATTATTAGCGTTGATTATTGTGTCTAATTTAGCATCAAGTCCGTCTGTAACTGCCTTCACAAGTCCGAGATTGGTACTCATACCTGGCAATAGTGTAGTCTCTGATTTAACTGCTGTTACTTGTGCAGATGTTGAGCTTCTTCGCTGATTGTTTATAATCGCTTCTTGTTCTGCTTTGCTTCTTGCGTCCATTATTCCCCCTATGCCACTTTTACGTCTTGACGTACTATTTTGATGTTGTTTACATCCCAGGTTCTCGACCAATTTGCATTAGTTGCAAGCTGGGTGTTTGTAGGTGTCACTGCTTGGCCTGATGCGTTTGTAGGAGCTGAAGATTGCCAGGATATACCGTTCGGATGCACCAGAAACGCTTTACGGTTATAAACTGCATTTGAACCAGCAGAAGCGTTCTCTTGAGCTTTGACATAGTCGTCCATTTCTGTTAATATCATTGCCCCTTCACTCATAAAGTAAACGACCGAGCAATCGGCAGCGACAACAGGAACAGTTGCATCTACGTAAGGCATTGTACCGTCAGGATGTATTCGGATATTAGTGCCTCTTAATGTTGGATATAGCCCTAATCCTGAAGCTTCAGGGACCATTATAATATCTTCGCTTAAATCTAATTTTGCATAAACTGTCGGATGGCAGAGCATTAGTTTGATTTTGTCGAACTGGTCACCCATCTTATACATTCCGTCTCTTAGCGTTGCACCTGTTACGATAGCGTCACCTGTTGAATCCATATAACGGTCTTCTAACAAGTCGGAAAGTCCTTTGCCAGTTCCGAACATACCAGCTAGAGTGCTGACTGCTACTTCGTGATATATGTTAGCCCAGAAATCAGCTATTAATGAAGCAATGTCAGCCATTGGGTCTGAACCACCTGCAAGTTGTTTAGCGAGCCAACTCTTCGCCCAGCCTCTGCCCTTATAGAGCATCCTTCCAGTCTGCTGCCCTGCTTCGTTTCCTAAGGCAGTGACAGCCGTGTTCGTATCGATTAAGTCAGTTGCGACATAGCTTTGTGCTGCCCAATAAGGCAAATGGACAAGTCTTGCCCCGTCTGAATAGATTAAGCCTAACTCTGCCGGTGTTAACTGTTTCATAACTCCTGAGTTCACGAATACTAATTTTTTATAAAGTTCCGCTCTTACGAATTCCGCAAAGCGTGGTTTCTCTACACCATTTAGATTGTCTAATGTTAATGCCATTTTATAGCTCCTATGAATTACTTTTTAACAGCACCCTCTAACGCTTTAGCAATTTCTGGCGTTTCAGTCTCCAGTTTAATAATTGCTGAAAGATTGAACGTCTCTCTTGCATAAGGATTATAACCAAGTGGGTTATCTATTTTGTCGGTTGGGATTGACGGCTTTCTGCCTGTCCTTTTCGCAACTTCATTCTCGACATCCTCTTTTAATTTTGCCTGGTAAGTGCTTTTTATTGTTTCAATTTGTTTGGACATCTTATCTGAATTAGAATAGTCTAAAACATCCAACATCGAAGTCGGTAGACTGCTATCTGCAAAAGTCCTTAATGCCTGAGCTTTAAGTTCTGCTTGCAGTTTACCCGTCTCCAACTCTAATAATCTTTTATTGAGATCTTTCAAAGTTCTTTGTTCGTCCGTTTCTTTCGGATTAATAGCTTCCATTTTTTCTTTTAACAACGTTTCAAGATTGTTTGCCTGCCAAGTTTCTAACGATTTGGTAAAATGAGCGTCTTTCTGAGATGTGACATATCTCTTAGCTGTCTCATTTTTTTCTAATAGTTCCTTGATTTGCTCTTCTGTTATATTGTTAAAGTCCATTGCTTTAACTTCTTCCTGACCTTCAATCTTCTTTTCTTCTACTACCATTTCTAATCTCCCCCTTGTCGTTCTTGCCAACAAGTTGATTTATATTTTTATTAGTTTTAAAATTGAGAGGATACGTCCTCTTGATGAGGAGATAGCCTTGCTAAAATAAAAGCTTCTGCTCTCTACTACCAATGCATAATCTACGTTTTGTGATACCTGTATTTTCTTGTTTTTCGGTGTACTTCGAGCTGTCGAACCAACCAGATTGCCCGTAACGACAGGAGTTACTCCAGGCGTTTTTAAAGCTCGGATAAAATCATCAGCAGCTATTACAAGCACGTTGTCAATTCTCTTGTCCAGTATCTCGGTTACTTTCTTTTTATTGTTTACAAATTTAACGCCCATAAATTATCTCCTTCCCATTCTCATCATTCCATTTTGTGAATGGTTTCACAACCACAGACTCATCGAGAATTCCTGTACTATCTTCAAGAATTACATTAGCTATTGTACATCTACAATTGATGTCCATTGCCGCTATTCCGAAACCGCCCGGATACTCAGTAGTTAGCCCGTTAATGTGGAAGTAACCGTTTTCGTCTGCTATCTGTCCGTCTAAATCTGCATGTTCGTCTCGGGTAACCTCATCACTTGCAGCGTTCCAAATCTTGCCTATTTTCAGCCCTAGCTTGTCAGCCGCATTTTTAGATTCTTCAAAACTTTCTGCTGCTGCTACGTTACTTGCTCGGTGTTGTTCAGTTCTGACGATTCTAACCGCACGGTAAAAGGCTTTATCTGTTGTATCAGTTATCATCTTCGCTGTTTTGTCATACGCATAACCTTGTATTGAACCTTCATTGATTGCTTCAGTGACCGTTCTGAGTGTTTCTGTAACACTTAACTTTAATCTTGACTCCCAGCCTATCTTATCCATTGGATTGAGTATATTAGCCATTATGAGCCTTTCATTAACTCCGTAGACTCCTGTCTTAACTCCAAGACCTTGCTCTAATACATATCGGTTTAATAAATACGTTTTCTTAATCGCCTCTTTGATAGAGTTTTTGGTTATCGTAAGCGTTTCACCAGTCAGTTCTTTAAGGTATTTGCTTATTTCAATTTCCATTTTCTCGAAGCGGCCAAACTTCGTCAGCTCGATACTCGTAAGCTTCCCGTCTGTTGCATATTTTTCATAAAGCGTTGCTATCTCGCTCTTGATGTTTTTTAATGCTTTCTTATATGAGCGAGCAACTTCTTTGATTGTTTCTTCTTCAAGCTTTCGCATATTTGCAGCACTCACAACGTTAAGCTGCTTTGCCATAAATTCTACACGCTGTTCTTTATTATTTAGTGTCATCTTCTGTCTCGTCATTGAAATTCATTAAGCCGCCATATGCTTCATCACTTTCTTCTTTAATACGTTTCAGCTCTTCGTCTGTGTTGTCAATTAACGTAGAAGGTAACAAATCAAGGATAGACCTTAGCGAGATAATACCTCTCAGCTTTTGGGCGTTTTCAGCGTAATAAGCCACATCAAGAGGAATGTTAGGGATAAAGTCATAACTAAGGATATAATCATCAATATCAATCCCGTTTAACTGTTTCCACCCTGTTACCAACAAGCTAAATTGCTCGTCTAACCCAAATTCAAAAGCAGAAACTTTATCGGTTCTGTTCGCTTCCATGGACATCAATTTATATTTTCTTGACTCTCCAGATTGGGCACTACCTGAGAAGTGTTCGTCTGAAAAATCAACGGTTCGACTTATCCTGTAGATGTTATTCTTTAGCCGATCTAAGCATTCCTTAACCCGTGTCGATGAACCTGACTTCTCCAAGAACCGAGCATCTGAATCAGGATTGAGAGTTGAAAGCATTTTTGAATCTCTTAACGCTTCTTTCTGTACTGCATCTAATCTAATATTCTTCAAGAATAAGATTGAATCTCGCATATCTTCGATGTCGTCAAGGTCGCTACTCGCTACACGGTCATAAGCGTCAATTAGTGACTCGACACCGTCAAAGTCACCTTTACCTTGTTCATTGTTTAAAAACTCAATTATTGGCACTCGATAGAAGCCGCTTGGATAGATTGTCACCCGCTCACCTGTTTCATTGGCAAGTTCGGGTAAATCTAGATTATACCTGTCAGGTACAAAGTCGCCGTTATCCGTTTCGGTGAAATACTGGACGTTAAACTCATCATAGAATTCTACTTGTTTAATAATCTTGTTGTCGGTTCTTTTTACATCGTAATATCTTAAGGCATAAAGTGGGTCACCTGTTGCGTTGTCGTTTATTACTTTGAATTCCCAGGCGTGAAGATTATTAACCCAAAGCTTGCCGTCTTCCTGGTAGAACATTCTGCCAGCTCGACCAATAATTGAGAGCCTTTTTGCTAAGTATTTGTCTACTGAAGGAATTTTACATCTGTCTAAAAAATCTGTTATCTTATCGATATGTTCCTTGGGTGTATTGTCTACAGCGATATTATAAGAAATCGGAACACCCACAAAATAAGATGTCTGAAGCGTTGCAATTTCACCCCTGAAGTCGTGTTTAAGCTTATTGTTTATCTTAGTTGTAATGCTGCGTTCTTTTTTGTCAATATCAAGCCATCCCGCTTCTTGAGTGTATCTGTTCCATTTCGCTTTATTAAGGCTGTCCGTTGCTTCGTATTCCCTTAGTGTCTCCTTAATGATGTAGCCTCGAAACTGCTCTTTATCCCCGATAAGTTTATATTGCTTTGATAAGTTGCTTAAATATTCAATCATAATTTACCATCCAACGATTACTCTTGTTTGTAACATTTCTTCTTCTAACGAATATCTAAGGGCGTCAATGGCGTGGTCGTTCGTTTTCTCAGGTTTATCAATTTCGTTTCCCTGTCTGTCTTTGCCCCATTGATAGCTTTCCAATTCCTTTATTAAATTAACACATCTTTCATTAATTAGTAACGTTTTATTTTGGATAAACTTTATCCCTGCAATGACTGAACCTTGCCCCTTCTTAACTCCGATTGCCTGGATTGCCAATCCTTTCAGTTGCGTTATTGTTCGAGGGTCCTCAGAGTCGCACCAAACGACTTCATCTTTTGCAAATTCTCTTAACTGCTCGGCTAACCTGTCAGTTGTCAACTTCGTTTCATAAATTTCATCGTCAACATAAATTGTTGAATCGTTTGAAAATGTCCGAACGGTTGCACTTGGATTTGTCCAGCCAAAGTCTTGCCCGTAGCTTGCCCGTACTCCTCGCAGCGTTTCAGGTCTTTCTTTAACGACAGTATACTTAAAAATAACTCCAGCAAGCACCCCCCAATTACCGAGATAATAAACGCTGTACATATATTCAGATTGATTTTTATAATTCTCATAACGTTCTTTATCCGTATCAGATAAAAATCTATTGTCTAAACAGGTCGTGTGGTGAGCATAGACGTCATATTTATCCCCGTCAAAGAATGTCTTTTTAATCCAGTGATTTTGATGGATTGGATTAAGTCTTAAAAATAGACGGCGTGGAAGGTTAGACTCTCCTCTCTGGCGTGTATCGATAATCATAAAGTCTTCAAATGTTATCTCTGTCGCTTCTTCGATGTGAATATCGTTGAACATTCCTTTGGGTGGTGTTATTGATTTCAGCTTCTCAGGGTCGTCACATCCGACAAAATAAGCGACCGCCCCATTGATGCACTTTATTGTCATATCGGAGCGGTTAACGGCAAAGTATTTATTTAGGTTAAGTTGCCACATTGCCTTTTGAACTTCGTTAAATACAGACCTTTTAAGCGTTCTTGCTATCTTACGAACAATTAATTGATTACGTCCGTTCATCATCGATAAAACGATTATCTGAGAAGACGAGACAGACTTGCCGCTTCCAGCTCCTCCGTACATTATAATAATTCGCTTGTCATAATAACTAACAAGGTCATAGAACTTTTTATTAAATACGGTCTTGAGACCTTTAAGATTTATCTTTATTGTTCTCATTATCTTCTATTGTTAGGTCAATGTTGACCTCAAGCTCTTCTGCCCCGACATTATAGCCGTTATTTGACCAACGCTCAGGCATTCTGTTATTCAAGGTGTAGATGATTGCAGCAACGGAAGGGTCGACAGTAACGGTCTTAATTGTTTTTTCTCTTATTTGCGGTTTAGAGTTCCCGTTCTTATCTGGAGCGCCCGGAATGAGCTTAGTTGTTTCTTGTGTATATGTATAACCTGCGATCAGTTTCATTAGCGAGGATTCAGCAGTCAGACACATAAAATCATCAGAGTTGTCCTTGCCTCTTTTGTAAGCCTCATTGAATTCATCAGATTCTTTTAGCCAACGATAAAAGGTGTTGTAAGAGATTTTGAGCTTTTTATAAACGCTTTTATCGGTGCAGCCCTGCCGTTTCATATATTCGACAACGGTCAGCATCTCAGGCTTAAATTTACTAACTGCACCACGCGTCTTTTTTATATACATTTATCACCACGCCTTACGAGGTCGTCCATCCAATCTTTATGAAAGTCATAAATAAGTTTATTATTGTCATAGACAAACTGCTCTATCCTGGAGTTGATTGTCATATTTCCACTTCCTTCAAAAATGAAATAATCGTTTTTTTTTGTTTTGCAACAGCAAACTTTCGCGTGAACATTGACATAAACGTGTTGTGTGCTATCATTTTTGGAGCAAAAGTCACGTAGTTTTTTGGCCCAAATTTCAGGCCTTTTGGTCTGATGGAAAAAGTCAGAGATTACGAACGTTGCTTTTTTTATTCTTCCAGCTTTTATGAAATCGGTTATTGATTCGACGGTTGGCTGATTGATTCTGAATAGTGCAAGGTACATCTCTTCAATGTCGGTCTCTTCAAGTATTTGCAAAATAAGCGCGTAGGCGTTAAATTGTTTTTGTGTGATAATCCGAAATTGTTCGTTAGGTTTAGGTTTTTTGCAGAGGTCAGAAAGTGTCCTTGCTTTTATCAAGTGTATTTCATTGTTTTTTATTATTCTTTTTATTGCATTTTGTTTGACGAGGTCAGCGTTGATGTTTTCTTCAATAAGCCCGCCCCATTCTGCATTTTCCCAATCAATTTTATTTGTGTTCATTAGAGTTTTATAATCTCAATTTCATCATCGAGTTTTTGCATTCTGTCGAGAATTACCTGACAATATTTTTCGTCAAGTTCGAGACCGTAACATTTTCTATCAAGCTGGTGACTAGCGACCATTGTCGAACCTGAACCAAGAAAGAAGTCAATAACCAACCCGCTATCTGGACAGCTTGATTTAATAACCCTTTCACAAAGAGGGAGTGGTTTTATTGTTAAGTGATTACCTTCATCTCCTTGTTTTACGTGTGAATTAAATTGCCATACACTATTAAAGTTGTCGTGAATATTATTAAAATAAGCTCTTGTTTTATAGTATTCTTTTTTGATTTCATCGTGCTCTTTTTTGATTTCATCGTAATCTTTTTTGATTTCATCGTAATCTTTGCCAAAGGCTTTATAATCTTTGCCAAAGGCTTGTAGTTTTCGATAATTTTCTTCTGTTGGAAAATTCCATTGACTTTTTGTGAAGTAATGTTTGCCCATATGATTCCCGAGTGATGCTTTCCAATTTTTTCTATCACCACACTTCTTCATCTCATTGTCTAAATAACTTCTTATTGGTTCAAACCCCTCAAAATAATTGTTATTGTTAAACCCTTGAACCCCCATCATAATAAAAAGACATTTCTCGTCTGCTCTTGCGTAGCTTCTCCAAGATTCCTCCTTTTGCCCATGAGCACGAGGCTTTACCCACGTTATTAAATTTCTAAACGTTATTTTATTGACTTTTACTAATGGTTTTAAAATTTCTGAGTAAATGTCCATTAATGGCTCATCATTTCCCCAGCAATACCAACTCCCATTATCTTTCAAATACTCTAGTTGAAGGCTAATCCAAATTTTATTGAACTTCAATAAATCACCATAATTTAAACTATCGTTTTCAAAGTTTTTCTTCATCCCGTAAGGGGGGTCGTTATGGGCAAGGTCTGCCAATTTGCCGTTCATAAGTCTTTCAACGTTTTCTTTTTTTGTTGAGTCTCCACAAAGCAGCCGATGAAGTTCTACGCCGTTTTTTTGAAGAGAGAACAAATCACCGACCTTTATATCTGTTTCAATTTCATCAGGTTCTTCGTAGTCATCATCTTCTACCGTCTTCGCTTTTTCATCTTGTTTGAAGTCCTCGATCTCAAGCCCCCAACTTTCAAGGTCAGGTAATTCAAAGTTCAATAATAATAGTTCTCCATCCCAATTTCCACTGGAGACGTTATCTTGAATAATAAAACGCTTCTTTTCTTCTTCTGTTAAGTTCTCCGCTTTTATCACCCAGTTTTTAGGTATCTTAGACATTCCGAGCCGCTTTATTGCTGTTAGCCGCATATTGCCACCTATGACCATATTATTGCTGTCTATTACAATCGGCCTAAGCTCCATCATCTTTGAAAAGTCTTTTATGGATTGTTTGAGCTTTTCAATTTGTGTTTCGTTTATGGTACGGGGATTATTCGGATTAAGTTTGAGCTTGTCAACTTCAATCATTTTGCTTCTGCCTTCCTGATTTCGTCAATTATTTCAGACAAATCTAAGACAAGAGAGTTAATCATCCAGTCTGGGATTGTGTCCTGATTGTCTCTTCTGAATATAATTAATTTTTGTAATTCGTTTTCAAGTGAAACAACAATCTTCAATAAACTCATATAATCCTCCAGTTCTTCGTCTCTTCTTCGAGCAAGACGATGATATAGAATGAGCTAAATTGTGTCAATGTTTCAGAGTTGCGAAAATAAATTAAAATAGTTTAGTCGCTTAAACCCTTGCTGCGAGAGGCTCTTGTCGATTCTTTGCTTTATTTTGCGATTTATTATCATTATTTTGCAGATAGTACTTGACAGGGAACACGGGTTGTTATATAGTTGTTTCAATAGTTACGAGGAGGAAGGAAATGGAAAATGAAAGATACTTAAAAAGTTTGTTGAGAGGAAACTCTCGGCATATCATGGATTACGAGAACTATGGACCTCTCGAAGCAGACGACGTTCAAGAAGTCGTCGCTCCGAAAGTCGAATGTATAACGGTAACAAATTCAAAGGGGAGAAAATTTAGGTTTCTTTCTCTTGAAATAGCTGAAAAGACATTTGAAGAGTGTGGATTTGTAATTGCAAAAGTGAACGGCGTTCCGTTCAATAAGGAGAAAAGATGAGAATTAGGGTAATTGTTGGAAATTCTAAGAGAGACTTTGCCTCTCTGAGAAAGGCAAAAAAAATTGGCATGCTGAAGGAAAGAACCAGACTCAAGGACGGCCATTATGCTGTAGTTGAGGACGGGGAGACTGTAGTCGTTTTTGACTACAGTAGAGAAGAAGAAGAAGAAGACTATTAACCAGCAGACCTGAGCACGTCTATAAACTGCTTAATTATGGCGAATTTGCCACAATTAAAACAAAAAGGGGGAAATGATGAGAGAAGAAGAGAAGAGAATTAGGAAAGAGATAAAAGGAGATGAATATGACCTTGATTAGGATTACAAAGTTAACGCACGATTATAAGTCGTGCGTTGAGATTACAAAATCTTTACAAATGAAAGGGATTCACGCTGAACTAAGAAAAATTATGATTCAACGACCTTGGAGAACCTATACGAAATATTTTGTTGTCCGTGATGTATGCGGGCTGCAAATGACAAAAGAACCTGGTTGGGATTTTCTCGATGCCAGGGAAAATGAAAGCGAGGTAATGGACTTAAATATAAAAGTAAAAACTCGCAAAAGAAGAATTAAGTGAGCAAATCGTTGTAAAGGCAAGTCTGACGTTGTGTTAGGCTTGCCTTTGCTTTTGCTCATTATTGTTTTGTTTGTTGACCGGCAAAGGGATTTTGAGCTGAATGTAGCTATTAGTTTCAAGGAGGAAAGAAGGAAATGGAAAAGAAAAACGATAAGATAGTAATGGGACAACTTTTGACCGTCAAAGATGTTGCGGTTATGATGGGGATTAGCTGCGGACAGATATATGCTTTAGTCCGAGCTAAGCAGTTGCCAGCTGTAAAGATTGGTTCTTTGGTAAGATTTGACCGAAACGTATTGACAGAGTGGATTAAAGCAAACTCGGGGGAATAATGGCAAACGGCAAGAGTTGCTTATATTTCCCTCACGACTATTCAGCAAGAAACGACCCAAAAATCCAGAGAATGAAATCAAAGATTGGATTAGTTTCTTACGCTATTTATTGGGAAATAGTTGAGTGTTTGTATGAAAATAATAATAACCTACCCACAGACTATGAACAACTTGCATATACAATAAGAGCAGAAGTAGCAGCAGTAACAGCAGTAATAGAGGACTTCAATTTGTTCACGATAGACGAAGAAGCTGGAACTTTTAGCAGCAACTCTGTTGCAAGGAGACTTAGTATAAGGGAGGAGAGGTCAACTAAAGCCAAGAAATCTATTCTGGCAAGATGGGATAAAACGAAATACGAACGTAATACGAACGTAATACGACCGAATAACGAACGTAATACGAATGTAATACGAACGAAATACGAACGTAATACTATAAAAGAAAAGGAAAGAAAAGAAAAGGAAAGAAAAGAAAAGGAAATCTATAAAGAAAAAGAAGCGAGCAACGGAAAAGTTGTTGCTCGCCCATGTGATGAAAACTTAATAAATTATCTTAATGAGATTTCAGGTAAGAACTACAAGTTAACATCATTGATAAAAACTTCAATAAAATCTCGGATAGATGAAGGATTTACAATCGAGCAAATGAGAGAAGCATGTAAACGACAAGTCAATAACTGCAAGGGAGACGCCAAAACTGAGACATATATGCACCCATCAACGATTTTTAGGAATGCAACAAATCTTGATAGGTGCTTGAACTTACCTATCGGTAAAAACAAAACTGGAAGCTTAGACATCGCAGAAGACGACCCGCTTTTTGATCTGTAGGAGGAGAAAATGAAAAAAGATAAGATTAATTACAGCGAATACCTTGAGAAGGTAAGAGCGAGAGAAACGGAGACGACAGAGTGGGAGCAGTCTAAACAATCAACGTTAATTTTTCCTGATTATTACATCAAGTCTAATTTGAAGATTCTTGATGCTGTTCAGGAGCTGTTGAACAACGAAGAGGAAACGTCAAAGTCAATTATCTTAGCTGGTTCGGTCGGTTCAGGCAAAACAGAATTAGCGAGGATAATAGCAGCATCTGTAATCCCTGCAAGATTTCGAACAGATAAAAATTATCGTTGGTGTAATACGTTTGAGCTATGGAACGAGGTTAAAAAGATGTACGGTTCAAATTTCGTCGATAAAGGGGAAGCAGTAAGCAAATTAATGGAGATAACGCAGTTTTATATCCTTGATGACATCGGGGCAGAGGACGAGACGCCAGCCTCTAAAAGTTTCGTTGAGCAGATGATTTTAACAGCTCATAAAAAGTTCGAACAAAACAGATTGAAACTATTGATTATCACGACAAATCTTGGAATATCTGACATTGAAAAGCGATATTCAGAACGTGTAAGGTCGAGAATTGATGAGATGAGCTATTACTTCTCATTGAGAAAACAAGACTATCGCAAAATGAAGCGACGTGGTGTAGTAGAAAAATAATGCAAGTATAATTTCTTGACTAATTTCTCAGTCAAGGCAAAGCTAAGTTAATATTTATGGGAGGATTAAATGACGGTAGAAAGGATTAGGATTAATAATTTTCGTTCAATTAAAGAATTGGACGTTAAGCTAACGCCTGGAATAAATCTTTTTTCAGGTGAAAATGGAACGGGTAAAACATCGTTGTTATCTGCGGTCACGTGGTGCTTATACGATGTTATGTCAGACGGACTGACAGGTTCACCCAAAACTGTTGACAGTGACAGCGTTTCTGTCGGTGCAGATGTAGAAGTTGAAATCTGGATTGACGGGATAAGTTACCGCAGGCTTTTCAAAGAAGTCTACACAAAAAAAAGGGGAACTTCAGACAGTAAGTTAACAGGGCATACAAGCGAATATTATGTCGCTAAAGAGATTGTTGGTTTCACCGATTGGAAAGACAAAATCACAAACACAATAGCAGAACAAGAGATGTTCTTTGTCCTGGCGATTCCTTCGTTTTTCTCTTCAACACTAAATTGGCAAGAACGGAGAAAGTACCTAATGAGACTTGTTGATAAGCCTGATGCTCAAAAAATTGTAGATAGTAACGATTCGCTAATTTGGATAAAACAAGAATGTGTCCAAAAGATAGATTCACTCGATGCAGTTGGTCAAAATCAATTCATCGAAGCAGAAATTAAACGTCTTTCAGTAATCCTGGCAAAGGTTAACACCGAGATAAAAGCGTTGCCGCTTGCGATTACGGAGGTTATCCACTCGCTTTCTGGAATTGACAAGGAAGCTGTTGCCTCTGCAAAAACAGAAGCAGAGCGGCTAACGATTGAAATTGAGACGATGCTATCAGAAAAGGCAGACGATACAATCGAGAAGACAAAAAAGCAAGCTGAAGAGCTTATCACGGAATCTAAAAAGAAGCTAAGACAAGGTCAAGAACTCGTCTATGAGTTCAAGCAAAAAGTTGAGCGATATAAAGACAATGTCGTGACTCCAACAGCAACAAGAATCAACAATCTTGAAATTGAGCTTAAAAAAGTAGAGTTTAAGATTACAGACAAAACCGCCAGGGCACTGTCAGAACGTGGCAAATACAAAGAGATTTACAGCGAATTAATCGCTTATAATCCGTCAAACGTATGCCCCACGTGTAACCAGCAGCTACCCGAAGAAATGATTGAAGAGGCTAAAGAACGGTATGTAGCAGAAAAAAGAGAGCAGCTAAGCGATGTCAACAAATTTGGGCTAAGTCTTAAAACTGACCTCGAGGAGTTACAAGCGACAAAAGAGACCATTTTAACAGACATTGAAATATTAAAGGGAGAACAAGAGGTTATAATGAAAGCCCTTAAAACGATGTCAATTAACCCTCTTAATAGCCCTGAAGTGGTTAAGCTTAACATTGAAGCTGAAGAGCTTGGGCTAAAGTCAGAAGCTTTGCTTGAAAATATTAAAGGCAAGGAACAAGAAACGTTTAAAAAGGATAAAATCGATTCGCTAAAAGCACAACGCAAAGCTTTCGAACAAGTAGTTTTCCAATCTGAAAATGATATTAAAGCTCAAAAAAGAATTACTGAGCTAAAGTACAACTTAGAAAAACTTGAAGAACAGTATCAAAATAACGAAAAGGAGAAGTTCTTAGTTGAAGAATTTGGCAAAGAACGAGTCAAGCGGTATGAACTTGAAATCAATAATAAATTCAAAATTGCAAGCTTCAAGTTATTTGAACTGCAAATCAACGGCGGGATTAAAGATATTTGCACGGTTCTTTATAACGGTTCAGATAATCCAAGTACAGGAGAAAGATTGTTAATTGACATCGACATTTCAGAAACTCTTTGCGAGAGCTACAACGTAAAAATGCCGCTATTAATAGATAACATCAATAACCTGACAATTCCGTTTGACACAATTAGACAAGTAATTTCTACTGAAGTTAATAGAGACTTTAACAAGTTAACAAAAATTTAGGAGGAGAGAATGAGTACAGATTTAACGACATCGCAAAGATTTACGGGGATGTTAGAGAAGGAGTTTAAAAGTGCAAGTGGTACAGGTCTTGACCTGACTAGTCACGAGAAGAAACTATCGCAACACTTGTTTGTCGCTTGCGATACAATGCTGAAAACCTTAGAAATGAAGAGAGCTGGAGACTCTCGAAAGCCTGCCTATACTTGGGATAATATTAATCTGCAAGCCCTTGTGATGTCTTCAATTTCACATGTGCAAGCTGGACTTGATGCGCTGCTGCCTGCTCACATCTACCTTGTGCCATACATTGAAGGCAAAAAGTATAAACTAAATCTTCAAATTGGTTATCGTGGGCTTTTGTTTATAGCCCTCAAACATTCACTCGAACCAATCGAGGACATTAGAATTGAGTTGGTTCACTCAAAAGATAAATATTCCGTAACTAAAAAAGACAGGAATTCAGACGTTGAGACTTATTCTTTTGAGGTTGCTAATCCTTTCGACAGAGGCGATATCATTGGAGGTTTCGGCTATATTGTCTATGAAAATAAAAGTCAAAACGTTCTCGTCAACGTTAGCCTGGAGAAGATAAAGAAAATTAGAAAGTCTGCAAAGACTCAGACCTTTTGGGATAACTGGGAAGAGGAGATGATTTATAAAACGATAGCCCGGCAGACATTGGGGAAGGTAATTCTTGACCCTGACAAAATAAACTCAAAGGCACTTCAAGAAGCACTTGAAGAGCCAACGGAGATTGAATATGTTGAAGGCAAGGTTCAGACTGTCGAAGTTGAAGCTGAAGAATTCAACGAACCTGTTGCGATTGAAGAACCAAAAGAGACCAAAGAAGCAAATGAAACCAAGACAAAAAAATCAACGCAAGCCGTTGACAATGGATATGATATGTTCGGAGAACCGAACTTCTAATGAAAATAAACACTTATTTCAGCGGTTCGTCTGGTAATCTTAGCAAGTTATCAGACGGGCATACTGAAATTTTGTTTGATTGTGGTGTTTCGATGTTAAACATCAAAAAAGCCCTCAATTTTGAGCTTACGAGGATAAAGGCAACTCTTATTACTCACGAGCACAAAGACCACTCAAAAGGTGTCAATTCTTTCGTCGAGAGAGGTATGACGTGTATATCTTCGGCGGGAACATTCGAAGCTCTCGGAATAGATTCACCTTTTGCAATCGGACTAAATAAAAAAGACGATGGAGAATATCCGAGTATAAACATTGGAACGCTGATTATTAAACCTTTTGCAATAGTTCACGATGCTGTTGAGCCTGTTGGGTTTTTTGTTTACTCGAAAATCACGAAAGAGCGTGTTGTTTATCTTACCGATACCGGAGCAATTCCCGTCAGGTTTAATAATCTAAATTACCTGATGATTGAGATAAATTATTCACTTGAAGAGATTCAAAAAAGGTATCTTGGAGATGAAGTCGTTTTCGCTCTATATAAAAAAGTCAGGCGAACGCATCTTGAAGAGTCGCAAGTACTTGACTATCTTAAATCAATTAATCTTGCTTATCTAAAAGAGCTTCACATTCTACATAGAAGTCAAGGAAATTCAGGAGATACAGACGTTTTAAAAAAGAAATTACTCGACATAATACCAAGAAAAACGAAGCTTTTTTTAACGTAAAGAGGGGGGGTATTTAATGACCGAGGATTCGCATTTATTAAAGTATTTAATTAAGTTCATCTGCTCAAAACATCCTGAAGCAGTGAAAACATTGTTAGAAGAGATTGAACGTTTAAAAACAAATTTAAGGGAGAAACAATGACAGAGAGAAAAAACATTATTAACATTAAGGGTATGATTGTTGAAAGATGGTTAAGAGAGAGCGAAGCGATTGAATATACTGAAAAAGACATTTATAATATAAAATCACACTTGATAAATTAAAGGATAAAATAGCAGAAATTAAGAAACTGAACTTGGACAAAACGGTTACGAGGTTTTGCGAGGTAAACGTTTAGTAGTGTTCAAATTAACCGCAAACCCAACAGATGTTACCGAAATGGATTTCGGTAACATTAAAGCGCCGCAGTTAGCTATATTTGACTTCAGGGCTTTTTTGAACCTGGGTATGCTCATGATTGAAAGTGAACGAGCCCAATTTTAGGAGGAGAAAGTGATAAAGAGAAGAGATTTAGATGGATTATCCATATTTAGAGAGTTGGCAATGTTGGTTAGACCGCGCAACAGCATTGAGGGCTGGGAAGGGATGCTTGAGAGGATAGCCGAATTTGGTGTCTGTTGTGAAATTGATGGTAAATTCATTACGGTAAGAATGGCTCTGGGATCACGTTACCATATAGAAAGAATACCATTAGATATTTATGATAATAAATCTATTTTTATAGTAGCGTTTCCAGGAGCGAGCAGAAGATTGTTTGATATTATGTATAGGATTGCACCAGCAGATGAGTGGTTTAACATCGAACCTGAAATGTCGAAGCTGATTAACGCCGAGCGAAAGAGACAGAATGGAATTAACTCCAGATGAGGAGGAATAAAGTGGAACAATATGAATTAAACTTCACTATTTATGAAGGAGAGAGCTTCGACATTTCAATTAAAGTTTGGATAAAAGACGGTAGTAGCTGTAATCAGATATATGAGATTATCGATAACATCACTTGTGAGGCAGAGGTGATTACCCTCTATCCGAGAGAGGTAATTAACTGTATTGATTTAGCAAATCAGCCTATTAAATTCATTGAGACGCTGATTAACGAATATTGTAAGGTCAACATTATCGAGAAGGAAATAACTGAAGCTGAATTTATTAAGAACAAAATGTTTATGGAGGCAAAGATAGAAGGCTTTCCATTTCCTTCAGACTTCGTATCAAGAAAGCTTGAAATCTTTCTAAAGAATAGTCTGGGTAAAGGTAAAACAGAAGAAATCGTAGAATTATGGAACTATACTACGTCTCCAGCAAATCCAGCAAAAGGGATAACCAACGGGTTTTATTTATCTAAACCAATATGAGAGGAGAAATAAATGACAAGGAAAGAGATTGAGAAGATATTGCTTACTGGAGGAGAGGTTGCAATCTACAGAGTTATGATCAGGCAGAGAAATGATACTGATGATGTAGTTGAGGGCTTTCGGTATGCCCTTGATTTTTACAGGTTTAACATAAAATATGAGACGCATTATTTTGCTACGTTAAACAAATTGTTAGATGAATTAGGGGATTTATCCCTATGAGCAAATGGAGGAATAAATGACAGAGAGAAAAATAAACTTTTTAAATACAATTAGATCGATATTTGAAATGTTTTTATTAGCGTTGTCGGCGTCGTTGGTGCTAACGATAATCATCCAGATTATTTTAATCTATATTTAGGGAGAATAAGATGTATAATCAAGAAGGGTTCAAAGATGAAATAAAAAGATGTGGTGACGAAATCTACAACGATGCAATTAACAAATTAATGGTGGCAACCTGTCCGATAGAGATTATCCTTGAAGGTAAAATAGTAAACGGTTTGAGTCCGAGCGTTTGTCAGGAAGTCGGGATAGGATACAACGAGCAGCTTTTTATTGAAATAAGTTGGTTCACTGTTTTTGAAGGGGATTATGTTTACGAAGCTAAAGCACAAATTAACGGCAAAAATGTTTGGGAAGGCAAGGTCAAGAACTGGGAACTTCCAACGCTGCTACAAAAATCTTGTGGCATATTATTGTCAGGCAGATGAAGATTCCAGAGAGCAGGTTCAGGTCTAAAACTGAAGCGGCCTACAATACAATTCTTTTTTACTTGAAAGCAAGAGGAGAGATTGAAGGTTACGAGTACGAACCCAAACCGCCCAAGATACTTCATTCTATGGGTAGAGGACGCACATATCAGCCTGATTTCCTTGTTTATTATAAAGGTAGTTGTCGAGTGTATGTCGAGATTAAGGGTGGTTATATAAGGGAAGACGCTCAATTAAAGTTCGAGTGGGCAGCTTCAAAATACATTAATGAAGAGTTCCAGATGATTCAATTTAAAAATGGTGTCTGGACACTGATAAGGCACTATAAAAACGGGGTTAGTGTCTTAGTTAAAAAAAAGAGAAAAGGGATCAAAAAATGATTGAGAAGAATATGGAAAAGAGAATGATTAATGATTTTAGAGAAGGTTTGAAACTTGTTATTGACGAGTTTCTGTCTGAGCTTGAAGTCAAGTATCTTGGTTCTAAGTATAATTACACATATAAACAAGCTGCGGAGTTTTTACAAATGCCAATCGCTTGCGTGTATCGGATGGCTAACAGGGGAGAGCTTAAATCATTTGGATTTCATAGGTCAAGACGGTTTAGCGAAGAAGATTTGAAAGATTATTTAAATAAAGCAAGATAAAAAAGGGAGGAAGGGAGCAATGAAACGCTCCCTTCTGACTTCTAGAGGAGAAGTACTAAATGTCTTTTATTATTTTAGCTAATTCCTCAGCACGATAACCTACTTGAACTGCCCAACGAGAATTTAACATCTCTTCAGCAGCTTTAGTATAGTCACCGTTTTCTATATATATTAATGTCTTTTTAAATCCTAATAATCCAGGCAAGCCCAAATTAACTGCCATATTAATCAACACACCCTGAACCTTACCCGGTAATCTGTTCCAAGAAGATAAACTTTTCTTCAGTCCTTCTTCAGCGTTTCTGATGTCGTTGTATAGTAGGATACTTGCTTCTTCAATGCTAATACCTCTATCTTCTAAGTTTCTACCCCAACCAATCGTCAGCTTACCTGATGTGCAGCGATAAGGCTTCAATTTAAGCCCTTCGTGACGCTTTAACTGTGCTTTAGATACGTTATCCATTATTTTGCTTTCCTGATGAGATACTCAATATTCTTGTCGATTTTGCCAATGGTCTTCTCAATACCGTTTATTTGGATTACGATTTCTCTTATCTTCGCTTCTGACTCAGATTGCCTGGCCCGAAGTTCAGGTAGTGCCTTTTTTTCTATTTCTATAATGCTTTCATTTAACGCGCAGATTTTGTTGGTTGCTTGCGTGAAATAAATAAAGGTAAGTATCGCTGTAATTCCCAAGATGAGCTGAATTGTTTTTAGTATTCCGTCAAATTTCATCTCGGTTACCTGAATATTTTAGAAAAACCTTTTTTTATCGCAGGCTGTCCGAATCTTTTAAATACAAATTCGATAGCATTAGATAAGCCGCCAAACTTCTTACTTACCTGTTCTTTCTGTTTTTCGTCTAAGTGTTTGTCTAACTCTTGCATTACCTGACTTTTTTTGATGACTCCCGACTCTCCCGTTTGTTCTGCCTTCAAAATAAGCGAGATAATCAAGGAAATTATCGGTAGTATCTTCTTGTAATCAATATTCTTCTTTACTAACAATCCGATTAACACGGCTAAAATTGAAGATATTGCTATTTGCGTTTCAGTATTGCCTAAGATTGCTTGAATAATATTTATCATCTTTCTCTCCTTGTTTATCTGTGATTAAGATATTGTATAAACCAAAATGTTGCGTTAAAACAGATGAACCCTGCCAAAAAGTCAACAATGCTGTCAATCAAATTATAGCCGCTTATCCAATTGTGTGTTGATATGTAACGCTTTAGCTGATTAACCTCCCAAATAGCGAAGATAAGCCCAACTGCCAAAACGGTAAAAGCAATCAATGATGCAGTATTCATCACGATAAGTCCTACCAATCCAACAATTGCCCCGACCCCTGCGTGCTTCCAAGTGTTCGTTAATTTAATTTTCATAATCATCTTCTAAATAATACTTGTCTAAAGAATCTATTAGCTTAGCATAGCTTAACCTCATATCTAACTTAAGAACCTCTTCTCTACTGTTTATCCACTCCTTTAGCTCGTCTTTATCACTAAAAGCTCTATACTGGAGTTCTACGGGCAGTTCATAACTTTCTGGACACGTTACATTGAGTCTTACGGTTGAATCATAGACAGGTGCTTTAATTAACTCGCCTTCTTCGGTATATTCTCCAGCTTCTATCTCAATTTGGCTTAATCTGATAAAATCTAACCTTAATCCGTTAATGTGTTCGTAATTAGTATTAACGTAGCTACCTATTATATAATCAAGGTGTTCTTCTTTATTTTCTTCAGTTACTTCAATTTTCTTAACAAGCTTGAGTTCTCCATTAGACATTACGAGCCTTGCTACATAATTATCTCCATTAAATCCGTTAAATGTCCTTCCAATGATTGCGATTGCTTCTTCAATATTATTAAAGCTACACTGCACTTGTTACCTCCGATATGTCTAATGTTCCGATTGAAAGTGATTTGAATACATTGCTAATGTCTGCTATCTCTGAAATTACTTTGTCAGTTGTCATCAAATTAAGAAAATAAACTGACGTGTTAGCTGCACCAGTACTGCCTAATTTAATGTCAACAGGAGCAGCGAGTTCTATCTCTGGGCCGACGTGGCTTACGATCTTTGCTTTCCAGTTGCTACCATCTTTATAAACCATTATTAAATTAAGATGTGTCGCGTCCCAACTGACAATAACTCCGAACGTTAGCCGTGTGTTAACTGTCCAAGTTGGTAAAGCTGCAACAAGAGTTTCACTATCAATTAGTATTTTAAGCTCGCTATCAGAATCGTCGAGGTAAAGCTTGTTACTACCAGCATCACTGAATAGATAGGTGTCAGATGCATCTCTGACTGCATTGACAATCATTGCAATTGAACCCGTAACAGGCAGACAATCAGGCATAGACGGTGTAGGTAATGTTCGTGTTACTTCTGCTGTTGTAGTCGGGATGTATAGAGTTGGGTAAACCCCAACTTCAGATTGCATCCCATAAACATATATGTCAAATAGTGTCTCTCCCGCATTTCTAAAATCTACGGCATAATAAGCAGGATTTACTGAAAACCCTGCCGAATATTTTTGCCACTTATCGGTAAGGTCAAATAAATTATCTGTAGCTAATAGCGCCGCTTTCCCTGAAACAGATGCTGACTTTGCCCATATCGACCTTGTTCTTCCCTCTGCTCCAACGCCAGTAATGTTAAGATAAGTAGCTGCATTGCCAGTAACCCTATATGCCCTATTACCACCAAACGGGTCTGGCTGGTCAGGAGTAATGGTAGTAGTCACGTCGCCGACTGCCTTATTGAAGTTTGGCAAAGTTTCGTTAACGTAGTTTGTTGCCCCTTTCTCGACAGCAATAATATCCTTGAATACTCCTGTCGCTAATGGGAACTTAGCCTTTTCTGGACAGTCTCCTAAAACTCCTTCTTCAGCAACAAAATCAACAGTCCTATCTATGCCCTCGCAGATCATATCTTTTAATGAGTGTAGCTTTGTGATTACGTTCCTTCCTTGTGACGTTGCTCCAGTTCCTGTGTTCATTCCACCATTAGCGGTGAATAATTGTAATATCCCTTTATCTGCCATTATTCCTCCTATACACAGTCTGTGCCCCATAATAGCTTTTCTATTAGCGAGCTGATTATTAGCGTTACTGTGTTTATATCAATCACCGTTCCAGATTCGTCAGTTACATAATTTGTATAATTTCTTAAACGCTTTACGATGCCGTCTTTTTTCCCTTCTTGTTGCTGCAGTATAAAAAACGTTCGTTGTAGTCTATTCACTCTCTACCTCCAGAGTCTCTAATATTCCAGGTACAAACCATTTATAAGTCAGTATCCCCGCGAGCCCGTCATCATTAGATAGACAATTCAGCCTCATTTGAGCTATTCCTTTAGCTAGTTTATTGTGTTTATTATCCGAGACAACATCGTCAAGAATACTGTTGACGGCGATTATATCATTTAGGTGCTGCCCGCTAAGCTCGACTTGCTCGATATATTCTTGAATAAAAGTAGTCTCTTGCAGACGTCTAATCTCGTCGATCTCATATTGTATTTGATTAGTTTTGCTCATCTTATACTTCCTTTTTAGTTAGCTCGAAGACTATGCGTTTCATCGCTGCTCCAGATTTATCATTCTTGTCGTTAAGCGTTTCAATTGTAAAGCCATTAAGGCAAAGATACACCACGCTGTCAAACGTTATCGATGTCTTCAAGAATATTCTCCATTTAGCAAGGTCAGCGTTGTCTCCTGTTTGCTGGAACAAGTTAACGCTGAATTCAATTCTTTTCTTGTCGAAATTGTTTTTGATAATGTGTGTTCCAGATTGAGTCAGAAAAACTTCGTTCTGAGTAAAGTCTCCGAGATTTCTCATACCTATCCCGCTAGCTGTTAAGCTTATAGCCATTTTATTGCTCCTTTATGGTATTAGTGAACACGGTTCTACTTTTATTTTATATTTCAACGTCATCATCTCGATGTCTGCTAACATTGGACAGAACCCCGCCCAAAGAGGTTGAGACAATGCGACGATGTTGATTCGTAAGATAGATTCGTCAGCTAATCCAGCAACTAATCCAGCTGATGTTGATAAACTATAATCAAATTGAATAACATTCGTAGGTGGTCCTTTTCTAATTACGTCTTCACGCAAAACGTTCGGGATATGAGTGGCTACATCTGTAACAACAACAGCACCGACAGGTGCTGTTGGTTCATCGGCAGTAATCCTATAAAATAGACCATAATTTGGCAGCTGAAAGGTAGCAACGTCAAATAGATGTGCCATTCCGATTATTACCCTGCGAGCTGGTGAGGTTTGTGTGTGGTCAACAAATGTCTGGATAGTTACTCTAAAATGATGTATTCCATTTTCAAAGGTTTGCTCAAACAGGTCTGATGATGATGCAAAATCAACTTCTCCTTCTTGAATGATTACTTCGTCCGAGCGTTGATAAGCAACCTCGTCACTTTCGACACTATTAAAGAAGGTTTTCGCTCTGATTTTCTCAGCTTCAAGTTTCTTTGTAAGAAAGATTGGTTCTGAATATATCGGAGAATCTTCGTCAGGTTCTGACCCGTCTGTTGTATATCTTACAATAGCACCGCTGATTTCAGGTTTGTCGATTACAACGGAGACCTCTTGACTATCATCAATAAATACTTTTCTTATTTTGGGAGTTAGAACACTTACTGTACCAACTTCAACTTCTTCAGACAGAGTACTTGTAGAATAAACCCCTATAACAGAATAAGCCCTTGCTTTCACAGTTTTTGTAGCGTTCAATAAAAATGGTGTAGTATAAAGATTGCCTTGATTATTGCCTGATATTCCCCACAGGTCAAGAGTCATTAATGCTGAGATTATATCGTCTACTGACGTAGTATCTATAATCACAGCGTCAGCAATTCCATCAATATAAAGTTGATAATTCTCTTCTTCAGTTGTAACATCTTCGCCGTCTGTTGTATAATAAATCTTCTGCCCTTCGGCTTGAATAAGCTCAACCTCAATCATTCCCGTTATAAGACTTCTTAGCTTTATCTCAGGTTCTGTTGGCTTGGTATCTACTATAACTTTCGTGACCTCATAGTCGTCTATTTCATCAACCAGGATTGTATCTTCTATCAGGGTATACCCATCTTTAGAAATATTGTATTGATATGGGATAGAGCTAATTGGCACGTTGATAAATCTACATTTACCATTTTCGTCAGTTCCATAACTGTAGATCACGTTATTTATAATAATTGTAACAGAAACGTCCTTAATAGCGTAAATGCCCCCGTAAGTAACAGTAAATTCTATCGTTGCGATGTCTAAAACGCCAAGTTTAAGCGTGTGAACGTTGCTTTCATAATTTGGTTTGAAACTTTTAAGATAGGTTAGAAACTCGTTTTTAATTAGGTAGTTATTAAACAGCTCTGGAGTGCTACCTAAATCTATTGCATCAAGTTCAATCTCTCGTCTGTTTTGATACGTTTTGTAATTTAAAGAAAGCTTATTACTCAAATAAGACGTGTTATCTCCAGCTATTTGATTAACATTATAGTCACTTTTAGCTCCTATTCCCATAATCGTTGTAGATAAATAAATAATATTGGCGTCAGTTATTGGTATCTGTACCCCGATAGCGTCAGGTATTATATTGACAACTCTTATCGTTCCATCATATGATGCGTAGAGTTGCTGACGGCTAATGTATAGTTGTTCTTTAATTAAGGCCAGATGATTTACCGTTCTTTGTGATAATGTGACCGCGTGTGGAAGAATCGTACCAGTTCGTCTAATTTTAAGTTCTGATAGCTCAGCGAGGGTTATATTAAGGTAGTTTATCAGGCCAACTGAATAGCTTCCAGAATAAGGCACAGGTAGGTCTATTGCTTTCTTGAATATTGGATTAGCCCCAAACTTAGAAAAGTTTCCTGATGTTGTGTTTAATGCATAGAGTTTGAATTGTCTAATTAAAGATATCCAACTGTCTGTTGTCTTCTCTTCTTCATCTAATCCCCAAATATTAGGGAACGCTTGCGAGAATGTAGGTCTTGCTGTCGACACGTGAGACGGGCTAATATATGCCCAATCCGTAACGAAATCTTCCCTTGATACCTTCGACCAAGCTGTGATGTTATTAGGTCGCCAAACCTCAACTCTCATCTTTGCCATATATTTAGGCCTGACATCCCATTTCGATTTTACCACGCTATATGTTGCCGTTGATAGATATGCTTCAAAAATTGCTAAATGAAGAACGACAAAATCTTGATAGTTTAGACTTGTTGACGGGATATTAGGATTCCAACCAACCCTAATTACTTCTCCTAATAATCCAACCTCATCATAGATAAATTCATCTATTAAATAATCTGGATTAATTGCTTTATTGTCAGCGTCAGTCAACGTTGAAAGTGTTTCATCTTCGTTTGAATTGATTAATAAAAATTGTTCTGAACTTACGTTTTGTTGTGCTGTAGCTGCTTCTTGAGTACTTGTTAATGGTAGCCCCGAAACTGTACCAATCTTGTCTAAGAATAGTTTGACGCTCCCATCAACATCACCAGACGTTTTTAACCAATATATCTTAGCTGCTCCAAGATTATCAAAGCTGAGTTCATCGTATAGTTCTAACATCTTCGTATAGTCATAACAAACAATTGTAGCAGCTCCTAAATCTATCGAATTATTAAGCTGGTCGTTTAAGATTATCATTGTAGCTACTAATGCCGCATCTGAGTAAATCAAAGCTTTATACTTGCAAAGCGACCTGTCGACTACATTTGACAAAGGCATTTTAACGATGTTATCCGTAATCCATTCAGTTGCAATACAGTTTATTGTGGCTCGCTGAGGTGTTCTAAAAAAGGACTTTTCAGATTCAATCTCAATTTCGCTAAAGTCTATTTCAATTATGTCTGCTGCTGCTAAGGTATAAGCTAACTCATCAGCAAAATTATAAAACTTAACGCTATACATTAGAAGCCACCTCTAATTGATTCGCCGATTTTATTCGCTCGGTTTATTTCTGTTGGAGAAATCTTGTTTTGAATTGTTAAGATTGGAGAGAACTCCTTTGCCTGTAAGATACTCGCAATCAGGGAAAGTTTATTTGACAGTCCAGAGAAACCTCCAACATCAACACTCGCACCGCTATTTATTGAGTTCAGAAGCGGCAGATTTTGAGCTGTAGCCGCTCTATTGACAACATACTCTCCTCTTGTAAGGTTCGCTAAAACGCTGTCTCTATTGGCAGAAACCCCCTCCGAAATGATGCCACCTGTCGCATAACCTTTGACTTTCCCACCTTTATTGTGTCCTTGAACTTCACCGCCTTCATTGAATCCGAATAGCTTTGTTATTGTACCGAATATCCCAACAACTGCCTTCTTTATTGCCATCCTGATGAGGTCTTGTATGATTGCGTTAGTCATCTTGCGAAATGCACTTTGAAGATTATCAGCTTGGATGATTGAGTCTGATATTGAACCAGCAATAGAGTTGGTAATACTTTCTCCAACCTCTGAGTAAAGCCCTTCAATCTTAGCGACCGTTACTTTTGTAGATTGTTCTTGTTGATATAATGCTAATTGATATTCTCTGCCGACCTCTCCGTGAATGCTTGAAACTTTCCAAAGATATTCCTCCCAAGCTTTTGCAATATTTTCAGGTGTAGACATTCCTATCCTAGCAAATTCGTTTTCTGCTGCTGTGACAGACTCAATCCGTTTGCGAAGCTTTTCTAATGTAGCTTGTCTGATACTTTCTCCAACCTCTGAGTAAAGCCCTTCAATCTTAGCGACCGTTACTTTTGTAGATTGTTCTTGTTGATATAATGCTAATTGATATTCTCTGCTGACCTCTCCGTGAATGCCTGAAACTTTCAAAAGATATTCCTCCCAAGCTTTTGCAATATTTTCAGGTGTAGACATTCCTACCTTAGCAAATTCGTTTTCTGCTGCTGTGACAGACTCAATCCGTTTGCGAAGCTCTTCTAATGTAGCTTGTCTGATAATTTCAAAATGTAATAAATCTTCTTCTGCTGCTGCTAATCGTTCCGTTTCTTTTGTCGCTACCTTGACTTGCTCCGTGTTGCCTTTCCCCGCTGATGTACTTTTCTCTATTGCGTTTCGTAGTGCCCCTAGTCCAACTTCATATTTATAAGTCTTGGCAGTCGTTCCAGTCATCGCATTCGCGAACTCTCCCCAAACGCTGACAACCTTCTGCTTGAAATAATCAAGAGACTTCGCCATCCCTGGGAATAGCCTTGTCCAGCCTGTAAGAGCATCAAAAAGCAACTCGAACCCTAATAAAATAGCTTTTACTGTATTTATCCCTAATGATTTCAACATTTCAAACAGGAAAATTAACGCAGCGTATAAGCCCTTAACTGTTTTATCTGCACCTTTAAGAGATTCAAATTGCGCAACCATTGCCTTCAGCTCTTCTTCAAGCTGCTCTGTTGACAATTCACCTAAAGTCTCTTGAACGTCTCCAATTGAAACGTTGAGAGCATTAAAGTAACCAACGGCATCTTTAATGAACGGTATCATTTTGCTTGCTGCCCCGTCTGTTGACCTGACTAAACCAATGCCTAATTCTTCCTTGAGGTCTCCGAAGAGGTTTTTAAGTTGGATAGACGGTTCAATCATATGAGCGGCAGCGTTTGCAAATTTGCCTTCAACGGTGTCTAAAATAATCGCTTGAGCTTTTGCAAGTTGGTTCGTTTCTGAAAAGTTCTTTATCATCTCTTGCTGCGTGTCAGTAAATACAATCCCTACCCGTCTAAGTCTGGTAAGCCCTTCAACGGGAGATTCTAAAGCTATTCCCAAGACTGCCGTTGCTGAAGAGAGCCCCCCCGTAACAGTCGCCATATCAACTACGTTCTTAATCGCTCTCTTGAAGGTTTCACCTGTTACGTTCTGGAACTTGAGCATTGATGACATTGCCTCTTTCATTATCTCTTCATCACCATAATTCGAGACCGCTTGAAGCTCTCCAGCCATTCGTTGAAGCTGACTAGCTGTAAATCCTGCTGCTCCACCTGTTGCATTGACTTGAGCTTCTAATAGCCTAAATGAACGCTCTTGATTTCTTGCAAATTGTTCAAGGTCTTTCATTATATCAAACGCCTTCTTCATAGCAAACAGTCCAGCTGCAACGCCTGCAATAGCCCCCGCTATTTTAGCAAAGCCTTGCGACATTTTAGAAGCTGATGACTCAGCTTTCCTTACCGATTTATCAAGCTCTCTGTCAAATTTGCCTGTCTTTGCATCGATTTCAGCGTATAATGTCCCAATGTTTTCTGCCATTAAAAAACTCCTTTCCTTAAGTTTTGCTCGTCAACAAGCGTTTCTATGATTGATATCGGTTTAAGCGACTCACCACCACCCAACCAAGATTGAAGGTTACCGATGTTTTCCATAAATCTTTCTATATACCAAATGCTCATTGAATCTATTTCCTTAATACTGAAATTATAGAAATGGCTAAGCATTGCATACACTACACACCAGCTTGAGCGTTCAAGTCCTTTTTTTTTACGCTGTAGGTTTCAAGCTTTGTCATCTCCTCTTGAAAGAGTTGCATTGTAGCTAATGAAAACCTCTTTAGTATCCACCTAATAGAAATCGGAAACAAACGTTTTACAATAGGGATGTTACATCGGAAATTATCGTAACGTATGGCGTCCCTGATTGCAAACGCTAGTAGTACAGCTTGTCCCGTGCTGTTATTCTTATACCTGTTAAAAGCTTTTTCGATGTTAATAATGTCTTGAAGGCATCTTTGCCTAATTATGAATGTTTTTCCGTTTATCGTGACTTCTCGTTTATCCTGGAACATCTGCTTTACTCCGTAACATCAGAATCATAAACATAAAGCGTGTTCGATAAAGGTGCAGAAAGAGTAGGTCCAGGATACTTTTCAAAAACAGCTTCTACCTTAATCCCTGTCCCGAAGTCTGCTGTAGCTATCGTCAATTCTGCTGTATTAATATTGCCGTCTATAACATCAGAGTCATAATAAACCCAATTATCTGCAGGCTTATAATAATAAAACATGTTTATTTTATCCGTAGCTACGGCGTCAGCAGGTAAAACATAACCAACATTGACAACCGTATAACTTCCACTTATCGCAGCTGAAACAAGAGCGAGACTATGAATACTAAAAGCCTCTTTTATCACCCCTGTAGCCTGATAATTGAACGTTCTTGCTATCATCTCACCAACAGCTACCGGGTTTGAGATTGACGTTATAATCGCACTAAGCCGTCTTGTTGAGTGTTTATCTTGAAGCTCGATTACAACGGATGTATCAGCTGTAACGGGGATTATTGACGCTGCCTTTTCAAGCACAACAAAGCTTCCAGATGTGTTTTTAAGCCCGTCTGTGATAAATGTTCTTGCGTTGCTGCCAGCTTCGGATTGAGCGGTAACATCTAAAACGTTCACTTCTGCCGAAAGATCCCAAGTATTCGTTATCAATACTTTTTCGATAGGAGCAGGGAAATAAACCTGCCCCTGCTTTCCTGTATATTTTATCATTTTTATCTCCCTTTTTAGGTTATTTCAACATCACCTGAAACTTGGAAGTTTACAGAAACGGTTACCAGCTCTCCTACTGCTACTGGAGTAGAAACGCTTGTTATAAGGCAATCACCGGCATAAGAATAATTCTCATCTAAAAGCACGAACGCAACAGGAACGCCGAGCGTTGGTCTGATTGGTGTGATTGACTCGGTCATATCCAGCACAAATGAACCTATTGCATTTCTAAGTCCATCGCTAATGAAAGTCCTTGCCGTTAGTGGTGTTGATGCCTGATGTGTTGTATCTAATACCCCTACTTCTTCACTAAGTTCCCAATTTCTTGTATTATATGGAACTGAATTTATTGTTGCAAGCCCTTTATTACCTACATATTTAGCCATTTTTTTTACTCCTTCGAAAAGCTTGCCGTGAATCTAATCACGGCAAACCATACTTTATTATTATTGTCAAATCTTGCTGGTGTAATTAAATCTACAAGCAAGGAATTAGTTTTTACTGTTATTCCTGACCCTGTACAGCTCAGGTCGTTGAATCTCATTAGTGTTTTAATCGTGTCAATGTCGGAATCGACATCAACAGACGTATAGGTTTTAAGCTGGTCTGTTGGATATTCGACCAAGACTTGAAACGAACAACGCAAAGACTCGTTAGGGTTTCCAGTTGTTGCCATTGCTGAATCATCTGTAATGTTGAAGACGTCATAAATAATCCTTTTACCTGTCGCAGATGTTGGAGCGTGATTATAGTAAACAGCATTAGGGAACATCGTTATTAGCGAAGTGTAGATTGACTTCTTAATTAAATTAATCAAGTATCCTCCTACAATATGCCTTATAATGCGAGATTGAAACGTCATTAATTCCCTTGAAATAGTCCACGCTTAAGACTGAGTATTCGATTGAATTATGCTTAATCGTGTCTGTTGCTATTAGTTCCGTTTTGCAATACACAACATTAGTGACCTCTTTTTGAAGCTGTTCGTTTTGAAAGACGTCAGTTGTTTTACGAGAATCTATCTTTGCAGCGTGTGTCGTTCCTTGTTTCGTTCTCGCAATTTTGAAAC